CTTTTCAAATTCTGTAGGTGGTGGTGGTTGTGGAGGTGGCATTTGCGATGCACCTATAATAGGATCTGTAAAGTATGTTTCAACATTTTTCAGCCCTGCAGCTTCCACAAGTTTAGTTAATGTATTGTGTACATTTCTTAAATTAACCATTGGACCAGCAGCAGATTTTTGTAAGTTAATTGCTTGTAATTGTCTCTCCAATATGTTGTTAAGAATAACAAGTTCTTGTTCTTTACTACCTGTACCAAGTCCTACTTGTATATCAACATTACATCTATTTACCCATTCCATTGGCATCATAGTAACATACTGTTCATTAACACGAATAATTTTTTCTTTAGTTTCATATTTAATGACAGTTTCTAAAAGTTTTTTGAATAACTCTTTGACACCTGTTTCAGCAAAAACTCTACAGATTAATTCTACTCTAAGCTGCGCTTGTGTTAAAATCTGATTTATACCTGATGCTGTTTTATTTAATGAATCAGCATCCATACCTTGTGAGTATCTAGTAATACCTGTACGTTGTTCTCTTACTACATCTAAGTATTCCAATAGAGGCATAGCTTGTTGATTAAGAGGTTGTGACTGTAATGGTTGTATAACAGACTGTGGTGGTTGTTTAGTTCTAACAATTCCACCTGGTCGGTTAGTCAATAAATCATCAATATTTACTTGACCATCCATAACTGCAATACGATTATTATTAGTAAGATACATATTATCTAATAGTTGTCGCATAATAGTAGATTTAACTAATTGTACATCCTCTACTAACTCAGATACAGAACGACCATAAAAACGGTGTGGCACTAGAATAGGTGTAACACTTACAAAAGGTTGTCTGTCAAAAGGCACATTATCTAAAATTTTATATGAGCTGTCGCCTGCTACAGTTACCTTGCGTAATTCCGCAATTCCATCTTCATCTTCATCAAGTTTGATATAGCATTCGTAAATAAGTATTTGTTCGTTTGCAGTATCAGATGCTGTATGACGATTTAATGAATTATAATCTAAATCTTCGTATCTTGCTGTACGTTCTTCACTGTATCTTTGATCATTATCAGTAGGTAAACTTTTTACTTCATCTACATCAAAACCCATTTCAACTAATTCAGAACGAGTAATATATTTTCTATGTGCTGTAAAATGTGCATCCTCAATAGTTTTAGCATTACGAGCTATTAAAAACTCTTCAGGTGGTACGTTCTCTATTCGTACTTGTCCTTTTTTATTCATTCTATTGACAACAACATCATGCATTTTACCGCTAGACTGTACATCAGATGGCATACCTTGAGCTTCAATATAGTCAGCAGCTTCTTTTAAAGCTTCTTCATCATCTATATCGTACTCAGTATGTTCTAATACTTTTACTTCAGGATCTGCTACTAACATAGCAAACTCATCATCAGTTAGTCCTGCATATGTAGATCTTTCTACATCTAATGAATCATCCCAATAGATCTTCATAATACCATTCTTTTGTAGAAGAGCATCTTTGAAAAAAGTATACATTAAAGTAAAGCCAGGATTATCTTTATAAAAGACGTGATTTAGATAATCAGTTGCTTGCTTTGCAGCAGCTTCATCACCTGGTTTGTTTCCAACACATTGTACTGCTTTAGGTGATGCAGTAAATGTTCGCATTATTGTAGGTAGTATAGACTCAATAGTATCAGCAACATCTGTACTAATTACTTGTGATCTACCATCTTGTTCATTACCAAACGGTTCGCCAAAATAATATTCTAAAGACTTTGTTCTTTGTTCTGTTAGCTCACCACCAAGATACCCCATTGAGGTTTGTATCTCAGATGCTATCAGAGCCTTTAATTTATATTCATCCATTATATTATATACCTTATTTGTTTTTCGTTAATTTTTTAGCTTTAACTTTAACTAATTTACTAAACATATTACTTTTTGGCCGAAATGAAATTGTTTACTCCTGCTTTTTTATAAACAGATCTTGCTGTTTTACTTGGACTTCCAACTACTGGTTTACCCCTCCTTTTTATACTTGCAGAAATAGCTTTAAGTTCAAATTGTGCAATTTTTTTAACTTCAGCAATATCACTTTTAGTTAATGTTTTTTTGTTTGCTAGCTTACTTAATCTAGCTTTTGCATGTTTTATATTTTTTAAATTTATAGCTTTACTAATCATATTAACAGTTCCATTTCTTTAATTATTTTTTTGTTTTCTTTTTTTTAGTAGGCTTTGCTTTTTTTAGCATACTTTTTTTACTTGCAATGGCAGATCTAAGTTCTTTAACAGAAGAATAATTTTCTGGGTTAATTTTTCGCATACCTATACTTGATAATTTTCTATTTATTGCACCTAAGTTTATACTTTTCATATTAGCAGTTCCATTTCTTTAATGCTTTATTAATTCTTGAGTTTGGATCATTAGCAGTCTTTTTAGAAGTTAATCGTTTCTTCATGCCACCCATTCTTGCACAAAATGATTTTCTTCGTTTAGCAGCTTTAGATCCTTTTTTTAATTTACTTGGTTTTGTAGTTACAGCAGTCTTTAGTTTACTACCTGGATTAGCACGTCTGTACGATGCTACACCCTTTTTGTTTAATCCACCAGAAGAACTTTTACCTTCTTTACGTTGCCATGCAGGAGATTTTGCCATTATTTTTTTGTTTTCTTTTTATTTTGTACAGATCTACCTACTGCACCAGCAGTCGCTCCAAGACCTGTACCTACTACGCCTCCAACAAGTATACCAGGACCATATTTTTTAATTGTTGGCTTTGCTCTTCTACCATATCTTTTTGCCATTAATTTTGCAGTTTCTTTTTTGCCTATTAATTTACTTGCTGATTTAGCTTGTTTTATATCTGTTTTTAATGTGGTTTTTACACCATGGAATGCACTTCTAGCTGCATTTACATATTTACTGATCATATTATATACCTTTATTATTTCTTTTTATTATCTTTTGTGCCTAATTTATAAGCACCATAAAGAAATCCAGCTTTTACAGGTATTCCAATTGCTGAACCTACTATCATTGCTTTTGTCATAGGATCTGCTTTACTATATTTTCTACCTAATTTTTTTTTAACAATTTTAGATTTTCTACCTGTGTTTTTTAAATAATTAAAAGCTTTTTTTGATGCTTTACTGATCATATTATATACCTCCTATTCCTTTAAAAAGGAACATATATTGTTTTTGTTGCTAATTTAAATTTAACTGATTGTTTTCTTTGAGGTCTTGACAGTAAATTTTCTTTTCTTTCTGACTTTTTTAGATCTTTATACTTAGATTTACTTAAGGGAAAAGTTCCCCATTTAGAAGAACCTTGTGATTTAAATTTTTTATCCATGTATTTTCTTTGTGCTTTTAAACCTCTACGAGATCTATACAGAACATTTCTCACTGATGGCTGTCCATAATCGCCAGTTGTTTCAAATTGTGTTTTGTATCTCTTTAAACTTTTTGATTTACTTTTACCAAAAGCTTTTGTGCCTGCTCGAATAGCTGCTTTACTGATCATATTATATACCTTGTATCTACGTTAATATCTTTAGCCCAATCTGATCTTTCAGGCGCTTCGCCTACACACCCATATCTAAAACTGTCAGATCCGTGTGAAGCCCAGTTATGATGGGGTTTATTTTTAAAGACTTGGTTCTTATCATCAAATACCTTTTTATATTGTTTGAGAGCTTCGATGCCTTGTTTGCATCTTATTCTATCAAACCAACAATTAGGTAATGTGTTTCTTACGGATTCTATACCGTGATCTACTTCTAGTTTAGGAGCTACTTCAAAGTTTAATCCTAACTCTGCAGCTACTTCTAATCTAGATTTACCTGTGCCTAGTTCCCTAGTTACAATATCGTGTGGAGCTATATGTGCACCATAGTTATATGGCTTTTCATTTAACTTACTTACATAAAATGCTAATGATTCACCATTTGTTTCATAGTAATCAATTAGTCTTACTTCGTTATTAACTCGTTGTGCAAACCAAATTGCAGTAGAGTCACCAATACCTAAATCCCACCATGTTTCTACATCTACTGTAGGATCATATGGTACATCACCTATACGTTTTTCTTTTTCTGCTTGTTCCATTAAAGCACCATAATAAGCACCTTGTACTGCAGCATTAAATGAACATTCATACTCCTGTTGAAATTGTGAGTCTGGCATAGTGCGTTGTGCATCTTCTAACTCCCAGTCAGGAATAACATTAGTGTCAGATGATCTATACATACAACCATACCAATCTCCACTATCAGTACGTTTTGCAAAATCAAATACTTCCCAGAACTGATTATGCCCCATTGGTGTTCCTATAAAGATAACAAACCCAAGTTTATCAGATACTGCAGGTCTTATAATCTCAGTCCAGGTACGAGGTGACATAAGAGCAAACTCATCTAATACTACTCCATCAAACCCTAGTCCACGAAGTGCATCTGGATTGTCAGCACCAAATATCTGTATTCTTGATCCGTTATATAAATCTATTTTTAATTCTGTTTCGTTTCTACCACCACCAAGTTCCATTAATGGTTCTGTATATTCTTTGAGATAGTCAAAAGCTACAGCCTTACCTTGTCGGTAGGTAGGTGCTATGTAAGCTAATCTAGCATTATCTTTTTCAACAGCAGTAGCTACTAGTTTCCATATAGCTAGGCAGGTCTTACCAAAACGTCTATGACAAACAATAACATTAAATCTTTTTAAGTTTTGGAATACTTCCCACTGATACTTACGAGGTGTAAACGGTATTGTTATTTCTTTTTGTTTTACTTCTTTTCTGGTGCGTGGCATAAATTTATACTAATTGGTTTTTTGCTATCACCAGTTATTTTGTGTTCCTTACTTGCTAATCTAGCATGCACGAAAGGTGCAGCTTTCTCTGCAGCCCACATCTTCCGTTCAGGAGAAGTACCAGGATTGTTTAAGACATTCAACATATAATCCAACGGTGTTCTACTTGCACCCCTAATTTTAGCTTCAAGATTAGCGCCTTTACTGCCATCTTTTACGCCTTTAGGTCTACCAGCTCCTGGTCTTTTACCGCCATGTGCCATTATACTCTTACGCCTCTACGTCTTAGAGCTTCATTAAGTCTATTAGTTCTACCACGTTGTACAGCTTTACCTTGTGTATATCCTATAGTACCAGCAGCACCGCCACCAATAGTAACAGGGTTAAGTAATGCTTTACCTGCTAATGTCTGTGCACCACCTAATACTGTTTTCTTTTTAGTAGACTTTTTCTTGCTTTTTTTCTTTTTCTTTTTAAATATCTTGCTTTCTTTATTAGAAGCTTTTTTAAATAGCTTACTTGCAACTTTACCTATCATTTTGCCCTCCTTTTGGCATTTTTATATCTAGCCATTTGTAGTCTTTCTGACCTATTAACAGCTTTACGTTGTTGTGCTTTACTTACTGATCCAAATTTACCACCAAAATCTGTAGTCATATATCCAGTTGGTTTACTTCCTACAGGTTCAGGTCTTGACACTTTATCAAATTCATAAACTTCTTTTTTTGGTTTTATAGCTTGTTGTTTCTTAAAAGTCTTAGCATACTTTTTAGTTGGCTTACCAGCAATAAACGCAGCTAATTGATCTTCATTTAATTTATCTTTTAATTTTTTAGGTTTTTTTTTCTTAGTTGTAAGGTACTTAGAAGCAAACCTACTTATGCGAACCATTATCTATTTAATAGACCAGGCATCATTGCATCTCTAGTTGTTGGCGGAGCCATACGTCTAGGTTGTTGCATTTGATTCATTTGTGGAGGTACAGGTGCAGCTCCCATAGGTCCAGGTACATTAGATACTTGTCCTGGTTGCTGTGGTTGTACCATTTGTTGTTTTGCCATAACTATCTTACCGAGAGTTTGTAACTCATTAGCTGATAGTGCAGATATTTCTTCTGCTAGTGTAACTAAACTTTTAGCCATTATAATAGTCCTTTTTTAGTATTATTTACCACTAACTTTACGTCTGGTTGTGGTGTATATTCGATGTCAAGTTCTTTCTTATATCTAATAGGAGCAGATTCTTTAGTACCATTTAAGGCTTTTATTAGGTTAGCAATAACCTCTTTATCTGATTTACTCATCTCCACCAGCGAATGCAGCAGCACCTATAGATGCATATCCAACAGGTCCTTGTACTTGTCTACGAATGGTATTTAATCTGCCTTTGCCTTTTAGACCTACAGCACCTCTTATACCTGATTCTTTTGTTTTAGTTTTAGCATAAGTTTTTGTACCTTTTACTCTAGATATTTTAGCCCCTGCCTTTTTTTTGCCTTTAAGTACTTTTCTAGCAGTTTTTCTGCCAAGTACTTTAGCTGTTAGTCCTACAATTGGTAATGCCATTGTGTTTGTTCTCCTATCTATAAGCTCGTGTTTTACGAGCAATGTTTTTTGGTTGTTTTACGTGTTGTTTACCTTTTTTAGTGCCTTTACGCTTTGCTCTTGTAGTAGCAGCGTATTCTTTAGCCGATAACGACTTAATAGCTTTCTCAGGTAGGTATCTTTCACCTGTTTTAGCAGAAGGTTTACCAGATTTGGTCCGCCATTTCTGTTTACCCCAGTTCTTTAAGCTCTTTTGAGACTTCTTCAGGGTCATTTATAACCGCCACCACCAGCCTTGTAGCGTTTCGCTAGCATTTGGGCTTTACGTGCCGACCATTGACCAGCTTTACCGCCCTTTGTGCCAGATTTTATACTCTGGAACATGCGTTTACGCATACCAGGCTTAGTATAGTTTCCAGCCTTGTTAACGGTACTCTTAGCCATGACTTATAGTACTATTACTAGTACGAGTATAGCTGCACATGCAATTACTACGCCTTTTTTTTGCATAGTTAGTCCGTGCCATTTATCCAATATAATTTTTTTCATAATTTATCCTTTGTTATGCTTCATTTGTACTGGAAACTTAGCTGTTAAGCTAGCTCCCTTATGTTTTTGAAATTTACCTGTATGCTTCATAAGCTTAAAACCTTTACCAGCTTTCATCCAATGAAAACCTGCAGGTGCTTTAACGTTTTTATTCATTACTTTTTCTTACCTTTTTTCTTCTTAGATTTCATGATCTTATCTTTGAGAGCTTTAGGTAATGTCATCTGTTTCTTAGTAAGCATTCTTTTTACCCTTCTTCTTTTTTTTCTTCTTCATTGGTGGTCTGCCTTTAGCAGATCCGTACGTTCCTTTACCCATTGGCATGATAGTTCTCCTATTTATGTGTTTAAATGCGTTTTAAGCTATGTTACAGCACGATTGCTTTATTATTGGGATTATCCAGTACCGCAGGTGAAAACATGTTTAAATTGCCTGCTATAGTCCTTCTCTCGCCTGGTCCTTCAAAAGGGTAGACACAGTGCTGACACCATGATGGAAAGAATATAATCTTACCAACCTCAGGTTTAATGGTTTTGCATAGAGCTGGTCTTAGCTCTTCTAAACCCCTGATACTCGTTTGACCGAAATGAAACTGTAAGAAGCCATCATAAGCACCACCAGAGTTATAGAGATCAGTAGGCTTATAGTTATTATTATTGGCTATTTGCGGTGGTATCTTAGTCCAGGTAGTAAATGATATGCCCATAGGCGTATCAGTACCATGATCATGCAAGGGGTTATAATCCCTCTCATAAGAGTGTACCGACCATAAGCTGTGGACATGAGGAATACGCTTCATGTCTCTGATACCAACATGTTGACCAAAATGGTGTACATAAGTACCAGCAAGCTGCGCTACATATTTTGTAAAAGGTAATACCAATGGATCTCTATCATCCATTTTAAGTTGTTCGCCGTGCGATATCTGTCCGACCAGATTATCTGAAAAGTCCACCCCTGCAGGCTTTTTATGTTTAGCGTCTAGGTATTTATTCAGATCGTTGACCATACGCTCTTCCATTTGCACCTCCATCAGAAGTGCTACACTTACCTGCGATAATTTAATTTCTACTTCTTTATCCGCCATACCAACTTATTAAATCCTTTAAATCCTTTGTGTGCTTTATAAACCTCTTATCATCACCTTTAATTACTATAGCGATTTCTGGATTAGGAGCAACCTTATTCCCACTGAGCCTGGCATATAATTTTGCCTGATCTCTACCGAAGCTATCTTCCCCGAATATGACGTGTCCAACTCTAGGCATAAGCCCCCCCTTCATTTGATTAGTCTCAATACAAACCCCCCTATATATCATTATGCACTGCTGTAGCAGTGTTGATGTGTGGGGGCATTCTAAAACCCCACGCTTTTGAATTGACGCTTTGAATGCATTGGGGAAATTGATTCTTGAACTCACAGTTCGACTGTGCATTCGACCA